GGTTTATTATCAAGTCAAGCACTGACAGTGAACCGCGGACTTCCAACCGTTCTACCTGTGCCCGGCCATCAGGAAATATCCCTGCACCCTTGCCAGCAATCATACTGTCTACGAATTCGCCGAACTCACCGCCTGCGAGGAGTTTAAGCAAATAATCTGTAGAGTCCGAGTGTTCTTTACTTAAGGCTCTTTTCGCAATCTCCAATAAAGTACGTAAAGAGGATAATACGTTCTTATCTGTTAGGGGCCGTTCATCATATTTTTCTAGAACAGTAACACTGCCAGCACCACCTCCATTTATAGTAGCCTGCATAGAACTGATCTGCCCCTCAATCTTATCTTCCCATTTTTCAGTCAGATAGTTTGATACGACACACGAAAGTTTTCCGGTCTTCAGATTCTTTTCTGTAGAAACAATACGAATAATTCTACTGATATTACGCGACGGTATGCTTACAGTTATCAAATCCCCACACTCTAAGCCACCCTTTTTCCTCATATAACGATAATCCACATCAAGAGTAAACTTTACCCTTTTTTGCGAATTAAAAGCAAGCCAATCCGTAGCTTTCTCACGCAACTTTGATATTGCAGCTTGCTTGTATGACTCTCCGAGACGAATACCGGTAAAATTAAACTCCTCACCACCTCTCAAATGTTTGGCCGCTGATGGGATAAGAGGTCTGCTTTGGGCTTCCGGGTCAATGGGAGCCAATTCATCTTCTTGGTAGATTAGGGTTATTTTCTTATTAGAATTATCCCACTTAAATTCAAAGGATTTTCCCATTAAATCTCCTGTGAGAAAATTAATACGCGCATCATCGCCAATAGCCAATTCGTCGATATTAAAATCAATATCACGGCATATAAACTCACGATAATTCTCCCCCGTAGGATTCTCAACAAAACCAGTAAAAGAGGGATGAATATCATCAAAGACAATCTTTTTCTCAACTGCCCGATTGGTTTCTGAAAAGTTTTCCAAATACTTTTCGGGCAACATCAAACGTCCTTCTTCATCGCCTTCCCCTGGAGCCATATTCTTTGTTCCACCAACTGGATATACACGGGTAGTAACATCACCACTATCAACGTTGCTTTGCTCTACCTCATACAATCCGCCACCTTGCCCTTGTGTAAATGTCAGATTTCTTTCATTTTCAATGCGTGATACATAATTTATCGTATGGTCATGTACATAATACTCATAGCCATACGCCGAAGCCAGCTCTGATAATAAACTACGGCAATCTATCCCGTCAAATGATAATGTCATATATTCCGTATCAGGAATATTGCCAAGCTGCCATCCCGTATCTACCCCTAAAGGATTATCATCTGTCTTATTGACATTCCATATCAACAATTCCAACCAATCCCTCAATTTTCCCGTAAGAGTAACGCGAGTGCTTTGGGTTATCTTATTGGTTAGAATCTTATCTATTAAAGTATATTCCGGTGCTTCAAATAGGTATGTTGTAGTATGATTCACAGAACTTTTATCGGCAAATTCAGATGCACGATTAATTTTATATTTTATTCCGCCAACCCTTATAAAATCCCCCTCTTGAATATCAGGAATAGTATCAGTAACCACAGTTACCGATACTTCATTCTTATTCATTATGCCATTAGCCAATATAGCATCATCAGATGCAATACTGGCTACCTTGGTATCAATTCCAGAAACTACACGATATACCTCTAAGATGTCAATCATTGTTGCATTACCCTACATTTTAAATCGAATTCCAATACATGCTTAGTCCGCACTGTAACGGTTATTCCATCTTTAAAATATATCTCCAGACGTTCATTACCTTTCAAAATCAAATTTCTGAGTCCTGGACTAATACATAATGCCGAAAACTGACTCATGCTCGAATACAACCATTCCAGGCTATTTCCCAACATAGTACATTTTAATGTCAATGTGGTAGGCTCACGGTATTCATTTTGCATATATGGCAAAGTTGTACCTATCTCTATCCGCTTTCCAACAGTCTCAACACCAGAACGAGAAGATACATAAATCCCAAAATCTGCATTTAAAGAATAACCATCCATTACGTAATTATTCCCACCTGACGGATTAATTCCTATTTCTGCCGGAATATAGCTTTGTTGCCAAAATTTCACTTGCACAATAGCCATATTTAAAGAAACGTATTCTTCTACAGAAATCTCATCCTTACAGATAACATTGAAGCTACCAAATCCGGTCGATAAGCGCCTGCATGAAATACAAGCCTTCTTTAGCTTATCTAATTGGGATTTTACATTTTCAGAGCGAACCACCAAAGATAGAACTAAAGTCCGACCATCCAGTTCAATATCTTCTGCATCAACAAACGGTTCAATACTGGTTCCCCAATTATATTCCGTTGTTCCTTTACGCTTAGGAAGGTCAAATACTCCTGATATGGCAATACAATCTTTTGAATCTTTTGTCTGACCTACATAGGGGAAAGCATCATAAGAAGATATATCTATATCGTCAAGTTTATAACTCATAAGTGTTTCCTTTCCGAACTATTAAATCAGCTCCCGTACAAGTTGCATTACCATATAAATAAACCGTAATATGAGCACCGCTGCATTCATCTACGATTATATCTGCAGTATCCAAAGCATCTATAATCAAGCGTGCCCCATTGGAAGCCCGAATATTCAGCTTTGTGCTATCAGCAGCCCATATTCGGCACATCATTCGTTCTGTTATTTCCACTACGGCATAACACTTCCCTACAAAGGCTATTTCCTTTTGGTTTTTCACATTTACTGTTTCATCGGCATACAATCCTTGTCCGTGCATCATATCTCCAAAATTAGAGCGAAGAAATACACTTGACGGAGTGTGTCTTGAAAGGCAAAACTTAATATTATCAAAAAAGCATCTGAGCATATCAACCCTAGACTTTGTAGCTGCTAATTCTTGTAACCCTTCACTGCAGGCTCCAGCAGCACCCGCTAATAATGCAATTCGTTCTTTCAGTTCCATACTATCCTCTACCATTATAGTTTTTAGTGTTTTTTCTTATTTCATCAAGCTTTGTTTCTAATGATTTAATACCCGTTTTCAGTTCTTCAACAAGAGTTTCGGTATTATCTGCCGTTGCTTTTGTATTATTGTTTATTTCAACAATCTGCACATAAATATTAGCTATATTGGCAAGCTGCTTCCGGCATTCTATAAAATGCTCATGGCTCAAATTAAGCAAAGAACGTATATCTAAAGCAGACATATTCCATAGACCTACAAGCTGGGAAGCAGTCCCCTCAGTTACCGCAGCCTGCAGTTCACCAGTAACACCATTTTCTATTTTATCTTCAATATCATCGTTTATAAGTCCGAGACGTTCAAGTATAGCCTTATATCTTCCAAGACTATTCATTATCTCATCCTTCCCCTTTTGCCCTGCCGCAACAATTTGATCCATCTCCCAATTAGTAATTTCAACTCCTCCAGCCTTTAATGGATCAACAGCTTCTGCCATAGCCTGAAACATGTCTTCCATAGCATTTTGAATTACAAGAACATCGAACTGTTTAGCTATGACATTCTTCATCAAGTCATTTATCTTTTCTTGTATAGCTTCTTTGCCGTTATCAAGACCATTACATAATCCGTCGACAATACTCGAAGCCATATCATTGGAAAATGAATACAAATCAGTCGTTGATAATTCGTCTACAATCCCCTGCTTTAGTTCGTCTATCTTATCCCTATAATCCTCTATTTGGCTTTCCCAATCAGCAATCTTTCCGTCGTCACGTTTTTTAGACCTTTTGCTTTGCTCTGCAGCTATCATACCCTCAGTTTCCGCTATCTTTTGATACAAGTTATTTACCTGCTCTATCTGCTTGCTATATTTCTCACTGCCGATAGCTTTGGCTGTTTCACGTTCCAACTGCCGATATTGCTTTTCCAAGTTTTTCGCATTCTCTTGATGTTGTTTAATTGCCCGATTAGCCTTACGACTTCTTCGGTCAAAGACATCAAATGCAGAAGATATAAGCCCAACGGCACCTGAAATCATAGTAGCCGGATTCATGGAAGCGATACCATCGGCCAATTTACCTGCCGACCCAACCATATTGGATATACTTCCAAGTAACTTTTGGGTTTCTTCATCCCCTGCTAACCCCATATTCTTTAAACCACCTATGACCGAATCAAAACATTCGTTCACCATTCCAAGCACTTCGGAAGTATCACCAAATATTTCTTTTAAGGATGCTTTCTTTTTAGTCTTATCAGCCTCTTTCTGATATTCTTTTATATGAGTAACCAAGCTACGGAACGGGTTACGGGATTTGATTTCATTCTCCGCACCTTTCAGCTTTTCCAAGACCTTATCCAGGTTAATAGGGTCCAGCTTCAAATCTTTAGCTTTCGACTTGATTATCTGAATAAGATTTTCTATTTCGGAAATGGTAAGGTTATCCAAATCACCGAACGATTTTACCCATTCATCCGACTGCATCAACATCTGTGCATTTAACTCATTCAAAGCTTTTTCTTTGCCTTTGGTTAGTTTATCTACCAATTCCTCATTTCCTGCTGCTTGAGCAATCTTTTCATCCCATTCTTTGGTTATAGTGTATTCGCGGCTCTTATAATCATCAAGTTGGGCAATAAGGGCATCGTATTTTTCCTTGAGTATTTTTTCTTCATTCATCAGATTCTTAACTTGAGCTTCAGAATACATATTACTCAATAAGTCTTTCTGCTCTTGTGGTAACTGCTCTATGGATGTAGTTGTAGGCTTGAAAACTCCCTTTTCATTATTCTTCTTACCTTTATTCCTTTCCTCCCATTGTTTTTTTTCGATTTCTTGTTGAGCCTTTATCAAAGCTTCTCCATGTTCTTTTATCGAAAACAACTCTTTCTGAAAATCCAAACGGCGCTGAGCTTGATACTTTTCTTCTCCTTCTTCCATTGCATCAATTCTCATCTGTTGCAAATCCATTGAAAATTGTTCAAACAGTTTTCCCTGTTCTTTTTTTGCATTCTCAATATCGCCTTTATAATCTTTTTTATCCGGTTCTGTATTAACCACAGTTGTGCCGGTTGTCGTAGTAGTCGTAGTGGTCGTACCAGTATTGACAGAAGTCAGACCTTTGATAAACGGAGCAAATCTCTTTTTTGCTTGATAGATATTATATTCGGTCGAATAAACGCTTCTGATATATTCATCCAAAGCCTCCACAACCTCATCATTTAATTCTTTTGCATCTTTGGCAATGCCATTTACTAATTCTCGTTGTAAATCCCAAAACACTTTTCGATTTCCAATACCGGCTCGTTGAGCTTCTGTCACCTTATCTACAATATTCTGAACTGTCAATTCTACTAATCCATCGTTGTTTGAATATTGTGAAAGCCCCTTACGTAAATTCTCCAACTCATCAGCCTGCTTCTTTACTCCAGATGTAGCGATTTCATCGGTAGCTTGGTTTTGTATCTGTAAGGCAATCTTTTCTTTCAATGAAGCATTTATACGGTCATAAGCACTCTTAATTTCTTCTGCAGAAGATTTTTCAGTAAGCATATTACTAAGATAACTTCCATACTGTCCGTTTATCAGGTTTATCACTTTCCTTCTTTCTTCTGTCCCTTCCTTAGCGCGAGCCAATGCCGAAAATACATCATCCAGTTCTCTTTTCTCTTTCAACTGTAATGCTATACACTCATTATAAGACTCATTTAATTTCCTATTTGCCTTCTCTGCTTCACTAACGTATGTTATATGCTTATATATAGCATATCCTAAAGCTGTTATGGCTGTTGCAATAAGCACATAAGGACTTTTAGCCATTATAGCATTCAATGCTTTTGTTTTCATGGCAAGTATTTCCTTTGCCTTGCTGACTATATTAAGCCAGTTTGCTTGAAGCTGCATCGATAGGGTCCACCCTTTAGCCAATCCTTGTTGATACAACTCTGCTTGCGCAGCGAGCAATACCGCAACACGATAGCTTCCCCACGCCGTAGCACCTACTACCAACAAATCTTGCAAGGTAGATAATGTGTTTACCAAATCCCCATTAGAAAACGCATTATTGAAACTTTCAGCAATATCGGCAACTTGCTTCATTATTTCCTCGCCCATCGGCCGGAGTGCCGCAGTTATATTATTACGAAGAAGTACCAACTGATTTTCAGTACTATCATTCATCTTTTTAAAAGCAGTTTCCGCAGCTCCAGCGGAATTTCCCAACTCCGCCAAATCCTTAGAAGCTCCCTTGGCATTCTTTCCGGTAAGAGCCAATGCAGCTTGCAATGCTTCATCAGTACCAAGCAACTCTTTCATCTTGGTTGCAGAACCATCAGCTTTATCGTAAATCAACTGTAATGCTTCTTGGAATGTACGGCCTTGGAAAGCTGCATCTCCGAGTTGGTTAGCTGTACCAAGTATAGCAGCACGTATCTTTGTCATGGCTTCCGATGTCGGTACACCTTGCTTAGTTATAGTAGCCACAGCAGCCAGTACATCATCAAGGCTTATGCCAAATGAAGCAGCAATCGGTGCTGCTTGGGCAATGCTTGTGCCAAGTTCCCCAAACGTGGTCTTACCTAAACGAACCGTAGTAAATAGCTTATCGGACACGGATTTTGCTTTATCTGCCTGCATACCGTAAGCATTCAAGATAGTAGTAATGGCATCAGCAGCCGTTGCAGTTTCAGTCAGACCGCCGGTAGCCGCCTTAGCGGACACCTCTAAAATTTCCATACCATTTGCTCCATCATGGCCGGCAGACACGATTTGATACAATGCTTTAGCCGCTTCATCACCGGCAATAGGAATATCACGAATCATATCCATAACACGATTCATGTATTCTGTCAAACTACCGTCTACTTCTTTAGAAAGAGTAGCAACTTCAAGCATGGCTTTCTGAAAACGTTTTTCAAAATCGTATGATTCTTTGGCCGCACGAGCAAAGGCTATCCCTGCACTGATACCGATACCTCCGAACACATCAAACGATGTAATTTCATCAGCCATCGCCTTTATTATACCAATAGCTTCCCGACGACTCTTATAAAGTCCGGTATTATCTATGCCTGTAGCAAAATATAATGCACCATCTTTATTCTGAATACCCATAATTCATTTATTTTT